TTTGTTCCGCGCTGATGTAGTACGCCGGAATATTGCAAAGGCGGGCAATTTGAGTTGCCATGTTTTGTTGCGCCTCGTTATACATCATGTCCTTCGGTGCAAATTGGATTGGTTGGTAATCCAAAACAGATGATAAAAATGCAGTTGAGTTTTTAGCACGTGCGCTACGCCATGAAGCCAATAATCCTTGGACTTCGCGCTCGCTCATATCCGCACCGGAATTTTTCAACACACCGGATGGTTGTGGAGATGCCGCAGCAGTTGCAGATGCCTTTTCTAAATCAATTGCGGCACGAAGAATACGGCCGCCAACATTTAAAATGCCATCAATAGGTGCTTGAAATGTAACTAATGATCCAACGCCGGACATTGGGCGTTCGCGACCATCAACAGAATAAAATTCAACAAATGTATTTAATTTATTTAGTTGAACTGTTACGCGTGTGTTATTTACAAAATCAAAACGTGCTGGTCTGTTGTCATCCTGATAAGTCTCAACGACTTCGAGATAGCCAACGCCGTAAAATAGTAACGCATCAACTAATGCAGTCAGAATAACTGAGTTAGGTGCTGACTTAGATAATTGATTAACCCAAGGCAAATTTGGTAATTCTTCTTTTGTTGCCTTTGAATAGGTTTCAAGTTTCATTGTTCCAATTGTTGTTGCAATTAAATTGCGGCAACGCATAACAGCAGGAACGCTTAATGCCTCTGCTCTACTTACAGATTGGAATGGTGTGAAAGGTGTATAGACAGTAAACGCATCAGTGACAACCGGCGGTGCTTCTTGTGCTGTGATTGATGGTTTTGATTGCGGTGCTACTAAATCGCGCCAAAATCCCATGTGAGAAGTATATCACATCTACTAGACAAAAACTTGAGGTAATGATATTGGCTTAGACAACAAATGGACAACCATTGCAGTGCTGATTGCTGAACTGACTTCGCCTGAAGATTTTCTTCTTACGATTCTCCAGCCGGCATCATTTGTTTTCATTGCGCAATTGTTCATGCTTTGAACCCACTCCGGCTGCCCTTGATGAACTAATCTGATGTTTGTTAAGGCATCAGATAATTCGCCACATGCTTGATAAAACGCTTGTCCGGATATATCAACTAATTTATGGCCTTGTTGTTCCAGTTTTTGCGCAATTGATGCGGTCGCATATTTATCGTAGGCGATATACCGCGGCCTATACTTCATAGACCATTCATGGATGGAATTTGTCATTTTAAGTTCATCAATGGCCACTTCAGAAGTAAAAGTTTCCATCAAACCAACTGCAATCTTTCCATCTATTATCTGACCGGCAACCAATGCGCCGGATCGTTTAGACGGACTGACATCAAATGCAAACACAGTGGTTGGCCCAACCGGAATTTGTAATTCACTATTCGAACAGGCTTCGATTGAGCCGAAAGTCCAAGGTGATACTTGAGAATCGATCCACACCGAAAATGTTTCAGTGAGTGTGGCCTCAATTGAGTTAGTTGCAATTGCTTCTTCAATGGCTTCTTCAGTAATGGTGTGGCCAAGTGCCGGATTACTCATTGCCCACAATTTACGATCATGAAGATTCTGTCTAATTTGCATTGGTGCGCTGTATTCATAAAATCCAAGTGTTTTAGATGGGTAATCTAAACAACGGCTTCTTAGGTCATTCAAAACTGTACTGAATGCATCTCCGGCGTTACTGCAATAAAGGCTCATGGAATTAGGACGGGCGCGAGTGGTCGGAACAGCGGCTTTAAATCCCTCATCTGAAATTTCACGTAATTCATCGATAAATAAGAAATCAACGGACTTTCCGCGGGAACCATCTCTAGTTGCCGCAACAATCTCATAACGTGCGCCGTTTAATAATGTGATTGATTCTTGGCCGTTGGCATAACGGATGCGCCTTACCTGCGCTTTAAGGCTGTCATTATCTTCGATCGTATTCGCAACGGCTCTAAATACATCTAATGCCATATTTCGATTAGAGGAAAGGCCCATTACATTCTTTGAACCAAATATGAACAAGTGAGCCAAGATCATGACCTTAGCCACATGCGTTTTGCCATTCTGCCTAGGGGCAATCAATAAATTGGTTTTTTTGACCCATTTATTATCCTTGGAAACTTTCAGCATATCTTCGATCACGCATTGTTGCCATGGGAGTAATCCTTGGTCAATTGTTTTGAGAAATGCCTCTACTTCTTCGATCCTAGACGGGCCTTTTACGAATGGCGTGTGTAATCGAGGCTTTATCGCCCCTATAAGCGGTTTTTTCTTCGCCCCTCGTACCTTTTGACCTTCAGGGGTCTGATCGGGCTTCACAGGGCTACTCATGGCTTTTGGAAAGGCCCATCAGGCCTTGTTGTGGCCGTCTCAGGGAGAGAAAAGGCCGGAGAAGCAGGGGGGGTAGAATCGCGCCTAAAAAAAACCCTATTAGCACTGCCACTGCCCTTCTTCCTGTTACATGCGCCACAAATTGCGGCTAGATTATCTTGATCCCACATATCACCACCATGTTTACGTGATTGAATGTGATCCACTTGAGTCGCTTGGCCATGGCATATCCAACATTGATGCCCATCCCTAGCCAATACTTTAAGTCTAAGTTGTTTCCATTTCTGTGATCCTAATGCCTTAGATGTCAATGCCATCCTTTAATCTTTAAATGTTTAAGAGCCTTACACGCATTAGTATATCCTAAGTGATCTACACCATACCTATGTTGTATGTATTTAAGTCCATAATTTATTTGAGTATAGCCATCAGCATCTTTAATGATCTTATTCTTTAACTGAGGTATGCCATACACCTGATGTGTACCCTTAAGGTTACCCACTGCATCAGTGCGCCATCTACTCTCACGAAAGTACAGTTCATCTAAACATTTCCATTGATCGTTACTTTGTATTTTATGCTCTGCATATTTCTTAAATGTAATGTGGCTTTTAACGCTCAATGCGTTTGATGTATCAATTATCTTAACCGGACTGTCTAAGGCAATTAGACATAGGATTACCCCTAATGCTACTAGCCACGAACTCGCGGGCCATCGGCTAACGCCGCCCGCGTTCCGGCTTGCTCTAGCCGGTCGCTTGCTAGTAAGCATACCAGCACTGTCAAATCCATTTACAAAACCGCAGGTCAGAGCGCGTGTCGCTTTAACCCCAGCCTTCAACCCATTCTTTATCACAGTCAATACAGGTGGAAACATATTCGACACCATCCTTAATAGTTTTAGTGTTATAGCCTAGGCATTCAGGGCATTGATCTTTACGCATATACTGCAGGACAATCCTTCCATCTTCCATGCCCCGCACTTTGTGCATCTAACTGGCTCTGTCATTTAACACCTCAATCATATCTTTTAACGGAATTAACACTATGTAATCCTCAGCCTTCTCGCCTTGGCCATTGCAACGCAATACCACGAAGCCAAGTTTATCGGATTTACGCTCTTTAATCTGTTTTATCCAAGCCAATGGGCTGAATTTTGTTACCGCTTTAACCTCAATATCGTATGGCACGCCTAATATATCGGCCCCTTGCCTACCCGCACCCGTTGATTCTGCGTATGGATACCACTGTTTTAAATAGTCAGCGACTACCTTCTGAGTTCGATAACCTCTGTGTTTCCTGTGTTGGCTCATCTGTTATCTGTTTTGTAAAACCCACCTGTTTTAAAGATGGCAGGTATTGAACCCCAAACCCGACTCATTGCCCTAGTACAACAAATCGGGTTCAAGATGTCCTCATCGATGAAGAAGTGAACCTCTCTACTAGATCCGCATTCTCCACATTTAAATTCATAGTTAGGCATTATTCCAACCATAATCAATATGATTGACGCAACCACACCCAACACACTTAACCAATTCGCCTTCATGCACCATTCTTGGATCATTGCATAATTCACAGCAATCCTTAAAGTTGATTACATCAACAACGATCTGATCCTTCTCGACTGTAACTTTAGTACCATCCGGCTTAATAAATTCAACGTATCCCACGTTTACTCCTTGTCATCCGGAAAATACCATTTGCCGTTAGCGGTAGCCTTAGCCCACTTTGATGGGCATTGTTGGGCCTTGTCCTTCTCAACACAAACAAAACCATAATACGCACCGCGTGCATTAGTTCCTTCTTTCCTTAACATTTTGCCATGGCGGCAGTCAAAGGTGACATCTACCTTCTCTGCGTTTAACTCCTTGGCAACATCATCGACAGTCCATTTAACTGGATCTTCATTCTGTACGGGCGCACTCCAAGGGTTATCTTTTATATCTTGGCGTAAGGCCATTTCAATTGCTGCACTCTTTGATCCCGCTTTGCCATACATCGGCTTAATAGGTTCAGCATTGCCGGTTGCAACCTTTGCCATCTCTGATTGGCTTGGTCGCTTTCCCTTGGCTGCATATCCAGCCTGAGCGAGCGCCCTACCAATTGAACTTGTTTCACAGTTTTCCAGTGCAGAAGTTTGATTAACACCTCTATCAGTAATATCCTCATAAGCAAGGCCGGTAGCGAAAGGAACTGAATCGAGATATGTCCGATAGATCGCAGCACGAACAATGAACCTTTTATCAGTATGCGCCAATAACTCAGTATCAATCCTAAAATCAGGAAAGTCAGCAATGAACTTCTCCAATCTGCTCTCAACTGTTTCATAATCGTTTATATTAAATGCCAAGATTTAACTCCTCTATCCCTAGTGCGTAATTTTGCTGTTCATCGATAGTCCACTTTGAACCATCAACCCATGTTTCCAAGTAAATCACGCACTCCTGACAGTAATACCGGAACGTGACTGTTGCCTTCTTGGAATGAGATTTGGACATCCACACTGCCGGTTTTTGGCCTCTGTGATGATCCGCACCCCACTGATATTTGCAGTAATCGCACCACTGAGCCTTATTCTGATTCCGCAATATCATATTCATCTTCCAATTCGCTTAAGAGCGTGTGGTAGATCGCCGCGTAACCGATGAGGTCTTTAATACTATCTTTGTGATTTGGAGATTCGGTGATTCGGCTGACCTTAACCAAGAGCATGCACATGGAGACTTGCATTGGCGATACGTAATCTCCAAGATAGCCTGTCCACAATTCGCTGATTCGTTCGTGATTAGTTCGCGCACTGCCGTAATGATTTGATCGCTCACTTAGTGTTGTTCCAATCTCTGAAAGAAGTTCCTTAGTTTTTGGGTGCATTCATTTTCTCCAGTCTCACCTGTTGCCACACTCTGCGGCTTCCAGCGATCTTACCATTCTCAAACCCGCGTTTACGGCCGGCCCAATATGAAAAGAATCCGGAGACGAACATTAGGAAGAAGTAAGGCATGTTGAAACTAAACCACTCAATCCATGCTCTCATTATTTCACCCAATCTGCTGCATAATCAGTAACAATGACCCAATTCTCAGTACCTTCATCAAATGAGATTTGGTATCCAAAATCAGTTACCTTTAAGAATTGTGATGCAATCAAGGCATCTGAGTAAACATCAAACCAATAGATAAATTTGTAATCCCAATTGATACCTTCATCAAACCGAAACTCCTGCTCGGCTTTCCAACCCTTGTTGGATGAAAACTCCATTTGGGCTGTAAACAATCTTTCAAAGTCTAACTCCGTTACGTTCATTTCTTTCCTTTTCTATCGGAAGCCGTTACTTCCTGATAAGAGAATGATCCACCCTGAGAGACGGAATCTCAAGATGGATCATGGCGTGTCGTATAACGCTTTTGTTACATAATGCCAATCGAATCGAAGTCGTCGATGTGGTCATCAATTGTGCGGTTAGGCTCTTTTCCCATAAACCTTTCCTTCAAATATAAATGAACCATCTTTGTCCATTGGAACAGGTATGACCTGAACTTTACGGCCTGTTACGTAGGCCACAGCAAATCCAGTCTGCCAGTTAGCATATCCTCGGGTGTAGGCCATACCGCTTGAAGATAGATCAACCATGTTGCCTACCTCAACACCATACAAAACACGCCCTAAACGGCCATTGTGGGCCTCTGAGTGGGCTGTAAGGCCTAGCCTATGGGTGTGTCCACAAACAACACTTAAACCAAGCCTACGGGCCGCGTTTAAGGCTGTCTGTCCGGCGATGTTGGAGAGTGGTACTGAGTCGCCATGAATTGCAGTCCAACCATGCGCCCAGTTAAGTCCATGTGAGTGAAACTTAATGCCGGCCCGATCGTAGCCCATGAATTTTTCATATCGGAGTTCGGGCAGGTTAAGAAATGTAGGGATTCGCTTCTTGATGGATTTGTATAAGCGGATGCCATGATTTGATCCAAGGACATCTGTGACACCAAGATACTCGAGGAGTTCGAGTGTATATTTCCGATCATCATCGATATTGCCGGCCAGTTCATCGACTGAATCCGCGAAGCCACCCAAGTACGGAAGGTCAATCTCATCTCCTATACAAATATTTTGGTGGGGTTGCCATTTCCTGAGAAATGATCCAAATGATTTTATTGCTGTTTCATTTACGTACGGGGCCTGCAAATCTGGAGTAAAGGCGATACGCTTCAGAATTTAATCCTCATCCTCATCATCATCGTGAAATGGTGTGATGTCAGTATCGGCTGTTTGTGGTAATAACCATTCCGGCATACTGTTTTTATTATCCATCAATCCCAATGACACTTCGATGCTGAAACCGGCGCGCCTTAATGCTTGATACCACTCATGCAAGGCGATGGCGTGCATATCCATTGCAGTTGTTTCCTTGCGGGCAACTGAACGGCGTCTGCGTGCTGGCTTCTTTTTGGCTGCCATAATTTAAATTATCCTTTAGTTAATAAAATAAAGAGTTCATCGACACGCCGTTCAAGGCGTGTAATTTGATCCTTCATACTTGATCCGGAATTAGGCCGGAGTTCATTTAACCAACCCTTAACTAAGAATCTGAGTCCTATTAAGAAGGCTGTTAAAACAGTTGTAATTGCAGCGCATATCGCGGCTACGTCTGCCGCGTTCATTACTCTTTAGAGCCTACGCCGAAATCTTTGTCATCAGGATTTAATGCACGCAATAGAGGTGCGATGAAGGCTACTGCAAATGCCTTCCATAACTCTGATGGTGAGATGTCAGGATTAGTCACGTAGATTGTGGCTAAACATACGAACGCTGAACGGCCGTATGAGTTTAACATAGCGATGTGTTTACTTTTCATTTGTACTCCCTAATAGCGGAATCCCAACAAACTTTGATTTGTCATGATCCGCACTTGATTTAAAACTACAATGTATATGATGGTTATGAGGTGAGAATCCGCGGTAACGTCTCCATTTCCAATTAAGGATTGGAGATGCTATTTGGCCAAGATGTATTACATAAGCGATACGGCCTGTATTTTTGCCGTATTGTCGTAACTGATCTGCCAAATATGCACTAATTCCCTTTTCGTCAGATAAGCGAGCGTCAATGTCGATAGCCCTGACACAACCCGATTTGCTGTCAGGTATGTGGTCTGACTTTCCTGCCTGTTGATGACGAAGATCAGCAATCCACCCATCACTGGACTTGAGCCGATCAGGAAAGGCCGCATTGATCTGACTTCTCAGGGTTTCCGCTGACTTGGATAACCATGGTTTCATTATGAAAGAAGTAATGCCGCTTCTTCGGCAGTAATGCCTAGACGTGCAAGAAGTTCGGCCTTAGCCTCTGCCTTAGCAGCAGCGTCAGCGTCAGCCTTGGCCTTCTCTGCTTCTGCCTTTGCTCGGTCTGCCTCTAGTTGCGCTACTTCTTCATCAGTTAGTTCAACCTCAATCTGCTCTTTAGTTTCGCAATTGATGATTAGTTTAGTTGGGTTTGGCATGGCTCTCCTTTATGAGTTTTTAATTCCGTATAGGTAAAATGAACTATCTGCTAACCATGAACCACCATTACCTGAGATAGTCATAGAAGTAATTGCTGCTGAGTTTGACCATAATGCCGCACCAATGAACTCGAATGCGCTTGCAGTATTTGTCTCAACACTTGAATCTGTAATTATAGATTTAGAATTGGATGAAGTGTAATTAAGAACATAGAACTCACCATTACCGAAAGTGCTGGCAAGTTGTGAATTTGAAGGTTGTTGCCCTAAATTAGATGAACTGCCCGAATCGGTATAAACATCAGCCTGAAAGGTAAATAAACGTCTGAAAGTGAAATTTGAAGATGATCCGTTAAATGAAACTATAAGATCGCCTGCTTCTTGACTGGAAGCACCTCTTGCAGAAATAACGCATTTTAAATCTGTATAAGTGCTAGGAATTGAACTAAAAGTAACTGAGGCAGTAGTTGAGCCTAATATACTTTTTTCAATGAGTGTGTAAGTAGCCATTATGCTGCCTTAACTCCAAAAAGCGTAAAAGTAGTTCCAGCCGCCATATTATTAGGGGTCGTTTTAATTGTTATTTGATTGATCGCAGCAGGCGTAGCACGCCACAAAGTTACAGCCATG